CGTGTCTCCCTTCTAAATCTCAATGCTTCATGTTGGGTCATTTGAATAATCCCTCCAAACTCGATTTGGCTTCTGAATTCCATCCAATCGCAGATAACACGATATTTAGGGGCTCATGGAACGTCTTATCAAATTGCTTATTATAATCAATATGTTTCTCAATTTCAAACTCAGGAGGAATTCGACGCACGAACGAAATCACCGTGTCTTCAAACATGTTCCCTGGCTTGAGATGAAGAAACTTAACCTTTTCACCATCTTGGATTGTTTCATATTGGGTGTCTAAGTTCATGTACTTCAGGAAGTAATTATAAATCAATGCACCCTTCACATGAATGGGGGTCCTGGTAATATATATGGCGCTTCCAACCTGGGGTCCCTCATAATATCCCATAAACGTGGGCTGTGTTACTTCAGCAACTCCCGTTTTATTGCGATACTTTTCGAGGCCATTACACCCCCGTGGGAATGCAATATCTGAGAGGGGCAATGTGTTGAATTCTTTTTTGAAAGTCTTCACAAACTCTATCAACTGCGGTTCCGTTCCAGTTAGAATAATTTTCAACGCTTCTTTGATCTTATCTCGGCAGATGCTGGGTGTGGACGACTTGATCGCCTCCAGCCCGTGAATCACCATGTCTGGTTCTCGGTATCGTACTCCTTCATTATCCAACACATTCAACACATAGCGTTTCTTGGCGGTCCAAATTCCCTTATCCGCAATCGCCTCACGCTTCATGTTCATCTTCTGAGCATACGCATGGGTGTAATCAGCGAGTTCCTGATAACTCATTTCGATGAATGGGTTGAGGTCCTTTTTTGCCACACCATCAATGAAGTTGACGATCCGTTGGGTATCGTATTTTCCCTGGAATACTTTATCAACCAACGGAGCGAAATTAATATACACCGAATCGGTATCACTGGCAACCACATAATCTACCGTCTTTGTCTTCATGAGCTTATTCATATACTCGTTGATTTTATTCTCGATCCACCGAATGCTCAATTGCCCAGCCAACGTAATACCCTCGGCAATGCGAACATCGAAGAATCGGAAGAATTCATTGCCCAATGCACCATATGCGGAGTTCAATCCCACTTTCTTAGCAAGCTGAAGATTCTTATACCGAGAGATGAGTGACTCCAAAATAAGTTTGCGAGCAGGATCAATACACGCTTCCTTTTCCTTTTCTGCCTCGATCTGCTTGTTTTTATATACCACTCGGTCATTGAACATCTTCTGCATAATTTCTGGCAGGAAGCCTACTTTAGTGGTATCAAAGAACTGCCCATTGGGCGCAAGCGTACACCCCACCAAACCACTCAGATCCAATTCCTTATTGAGGAGGGCATTCACCGAGACCCCCTTCCTCACAAGTTCACGCATCACGTCCGTGTAGTCTGCTGGGTCAATTAAGGTTTCTGGAGACATGTTATATTGCATAATCAAGTGGGGGTATAGACTGGTTAAGTCTTCTCCCAAGAGCCATCGGAACATACCTATCAAAGGAGCCTTCACATACGCACCCTGATAGGCTTGACTTTTGGTTGCATGTTTCTTTGGAGGAATGACCACACCCTTGCGATTCAGGTGATTGTAACAGATTGCGTCCCACATACGCACCTGAGAAAACACATCTTCATAATTTGTCTTGTTGTCATAGGCCAGCAAAATGGCCATATCAATCAATCGACCTTTGGCGTTCAGCTTCTCCACGAGTTCCACGTCGCGGATGTTGTATTCCATAAACTTTTGGAAATCGACAGAATACATGTGATGCAACGTGTCATACTCACTATAGTTGACTTTGCGTTCTTTTAATTCCACATGGGCAATGTGGTCGAGCTTGTATGATTCCTGGTTGGATTTAGGGGCATACTTCCGATACAGTTGGAGATAGTCGAGTGTGGCCACTCCCAAGATTTGGAACACGGTGTGGGGTTTGTTATAGAATGTCTCTTCCCTCCTGGAGATTCTCCCCCATGGGGACAACCATCGGGCCTTCTCTTCACCAAACGCAGGCAGGCCAACCATGCGGCCAACCAGGTAGGGAATATCGAATGTCTTCACATTCCATCCCGTGATGATATCAGGGGATTTGTCACGCCAAATATCCATGAACGATTCGATGAGATCGGTTTCATCCGCACACTGCTTCCAATCAATATTCTTTTGGTGTGGTGTATATGATTTACATCCCAGCACATAATACAGGGGATCATTTGAAAACTTGACCGTGATTGCGGTGATGGGATTGCGGCAGGTTTCGACGTTGGGCATTCCTCCAACGGTACTGACTTCGATATCAATGAAGGCCGTGACGATAGACTCGTTAGTCCATTCCATCTGCTCTTCTGGATGCTGTTCTGCGATGAAGGTGTATTCGAACTTGTTGTTTCCATGAACCGAGAAATTCTCTACATCTTCATAGGTCTTGAGAAATTCCCTAGCTTCAGAAATACTAGGGAAATCCAACACATCAATGGGGTTGCCCTTGAGATCTTTCCAATATTCTCGTCCTGGGACGGTAGGAGCGTTGGAGTGCATGAAGAGGGTCGGCGCATATTCCATCTTGCGACGAACACGCCGACCATCCTCAACCCCGCGATAATATATGTAGTTGCCCTGACAGGCAACACTGGTATAGAATTTTTGCATCATGTATGATAGCACATCACAGAGTAAATGTCAACCCCTACTAATACCTGGAGGCATCACGATCCCCGATCCGAATTGTGAACTATACGCATTCTCTAACTCACGTACAGGCGTCACCACGGTCAGCATATCATCAACAAGGAAGGGCACACCCGTTTCCCACTCTTCGGTATACTGTAAGAAGGGAGAAAATCCCATACTCACTTGACCAGGCTTTCCAGCGGGGTCCTGATTTGGTACCATTACTACCTGAACGGGTTTCTCAACGATGACGACATTTTCTGCCTCATCCTTCCTCTTATAATCTCCGATGATTTGCAAACCATTACTGAACACAATCATCTTTACGCTCATGACAAAACCTCCTTGGTGAGTGAACTATTATCCCCGTTCACATAAGGGGCGAAGTCTCCTGGCTTCCAGTTATCGGGCTTCATAATCTTTCCATCTGCACGGCGCTTGAGTTTGCCAGTTAGAGGATCTGTTTGTAATTTGCTCATATTGGCACGAGTCAATTCATCCCAGGCCCCACGGACATCCCACCCACGAACAATACAATATCCAAGAACCACCCAAATAAGATCCATGGCTTCGTTGATCCTATTCACATCGTTCGGAGCATCAGCAAATTCTGTATATTCTTCATCTATCAGATTTCGATAGATCTGAATATCATGTTCATTTCCCAGAACATCATGTTTAGCATCTGCATCCACCTGTCCAATCTTTTCAATAAATCCCAACACATCATCACGCATGTTCATCATCAATCTCCTTAATATAATTTATCCACTTGGTTAGAGAAAAGACTTTCGTTTACTGGATCAGGACCGTTAAATGCTGTAATCACGTAGTAATACCTGATTCCCTCAATTGCTGTCGTATCGGTATATGTGAGATTGGCGGTGGTATTAAGTACGTCTTGGCCCTTTACCCAATTATTGAGTGTTGTGGATCTGTAGACTCGATACCCTAACACGAGATCCTTGGCATCATTGGCACTCCAGGCCAGCGTACCACTGCAACAGACAACTGGAGGAACAGGAGTTGGTGGGGGTGTGTCTGAACTGTCCGCGCATCCGATCACGAGAAGCATCATCACACATAATAAAAATTTCTTCATGGCTTCATAAACTCACGTCCGGTGCGTCTCAAATAGGCTTGGCGTAATTCTTCGGCTTTGATTTCTTCATCTGCTGATTGCTTCTTCTTGAGCGCATCAATGCGTTCTTGCCACTCAACCATAAATTTTTCACTCGGTTCCATAATACCTCCTACGCCAGAATGCCCACCTTATAAACCGTCTTACCATTCTCTTTCATGGCAGTAAACACATCGCTCCGGTTATTGCCTTTTACAAACCCACCATGTACCCATCCTGAATTCGGTTGGCCTGGGGTATAGAATTCCAAAATGATCTGATCCCATTCAGGAAGATTATCCACACACCATTGAGCAATCACGGCATTAGCAATGCCATCCACTTCAAAGTCCACAGCCTGCCCAGAGCAGTGCTTACTCCGCTTCATGATCGTAGAGGTTAAAGGATTGATCGCCATATTTAGGGCGAGTGATCGATAGCCTGAATTGACTCGTACCGACCCGAAAACTTTTCTCACAGGTTCCAGAACATTATCGCATACTTGTTTGAGATTGTCAATATATTCTTCTGTGGGCGTGTTATCGATGTTTAATCTTGTAGCCGTATCACTTCTAACCAATTCATTCAAAGAAAAATGCTGACTTAATTGCATGACAATCCTTTCTCTTTACATCTATCAATCTGGTTTTCCACTCATGTTTTGGAATAATATGATGCCATGGCATAATTACGTCCACAAACCGCATCGTATTTCTATAAGCATATGGAGGTATTCCTGATCTTCTTGGTTGTATTTATCTTCCAATTCTCCAGCCCGTTTCAAAAATTCAGAGTATCGAGGAGACCAATCCCCGAACTTCTTTCCACGTCCCTCTTCTTCATCCGTGAATCCTTCTGCATCATCAAATGGATCTGGTCTTGCCGGTCGCTCATGTTTCCAAAACTTATAGAGACGGAACACCGCTTTAGCATGTTCAACTTGACTAGGCATATCGGGCAGTTTCATGGCCCATCTCAAATGATGAAGTCCACGAAGGGCATTGCGGCTGGGTGGCACAAACCATCCTAGAATAGGAATATCACCCATCACACGATACATCCGTTGCCATCGTGAATGTTCAAATGGATACACCCCACAGAGTCCAAATGTGCCGCATTCCAGTTCCACAAAATCCACCAGAAGTTGAAACATCGCAAACATCATGATGCAATCGGTATCATGATATTGCCCACGAGAAAACTCTGGATGATTGATGGTGACGCGATGACTGGGTGAAATCCATCTATTGTGGATATAGGCCAACGGATCTGTAAACCTCCGTAGTCTCATCGTGCACCAGGCTTATATTTCATAAATTCATCCTGCGTTTGGGAAACCGTGGTGTGAAATGGAGTGCTGATCTTTGGTACACGGAGAGCAAACTTACGTGATCGTGGTTGCCGATATGGGCATTTCATGACATTTTTACTAATCTCATGATCCCTGTAACACTCCCAACATGAGTGCACATCGTTAATTTGGTGGTTATCATATTGTATATTGATAGGAACTTTACATACCCCACACACCATTTGAACGTAGTTCACTGCGGTAGTGAGCGTATCAGCTTGTCCAGATCCCATCGGATAGGGAATGTGGTTCATGTTAATATCATCGGATTTCATATTTTATATTTCCTGTATTGGTTTCGCTTTTTTCTCTTCTTCACAATTCGTATGGGTCTCTTTCTGAGGATCATACCCACACAGGCTTTATGGGCTAGCAAATCATTTTCGTTCTGATTGATTTCATAGAGGAGTAAATGAACTTCGGCATGTTGGGAAAGTGTCAAGCGCACGGTGTTGTCTTTGGCATTCACTCCATTCATATGACCAAATCGATCTATCCATTCGTGCTTTGGAATTATGTGATGAAGTGGCAATAGTCTTCTCCTGATTTCATTTTGACATTCCCCACCATAATCACAATCATTTCTACATCCTTGCTTCGCAAGTTCGGAAATATCTTATTTCATGAGTTCTTTATGATCTTCTTTCGGATTCATTCTGAGTCTTACATTCGGATTAAAAGATATCGGAATAAGAGTATATATATGTTCACCGATATTTTTCTTTCTTTTCAATCACTTGAATATGATTAATAGACTTGTTTTTCCGTGTCCTCAATTCGCTTCTTTCCGATGGTGTATTTTGTCACCAACACCCACTCTGGTTTCTCTTTATGTGAGATGATTTTGATCTGATGAAGAGGAGCCACGGTGTTCATGACTTCTGGGTTCACGAGTTCCACCAGTCCCCATTGAGCCAGGAGTCGAGCGATTGCATTGCGTCTATCATAATCATTCTGTGAAATATCAGTGGGTTTGCCATCCAGGGCGAACAGTTCCTTAAAGTGCATGATGTAATATTTTCCACGTTTATGGAGGATATGACAGGACTGATAGAGAATCTTCTCTTTACGAGAGGCGACACCAATACGAGAAAGTGTTTCACGGACCTTTAAGAAGTCGTCTGGAGATTTCAATGATACCTCGGCGCACGTCATGAGATCAATCATAGTTTGGCCCACTTTCAATGGTAAGTTGGGTGATGGTTTCTATCTGTTCTTTGGTGAGTATTCCTAGCGCCTCCTGCGCCTTCCGATCAGAACACTCAAAGAAGGTTTTCACTACATCTAAATCTTCACGGGTTTCAGGTTTCACCCAGGGAGCAAATGGGCGTCGTCGGTTGCGAATACTATTTAGTAAGTAGGCGAATTGCATGGTCTTGTTAAGATGGGGTCTTAAATTCATGGCATTGGCTTCCATGAGACAATCCAGATGATAAGACAGGGCTTTATTCACAGTGAATGGCTTATAGTCTTTCTCGGCCTGAGGATCAACCATCAGGTTGCGCTTGCCGAATTGGATTTCTTTTACAAAATCAAAGGGTGTCATAGTGTATTTTTTCCCATTTTAGTAAATAATTAGCTAATCGGAAAAGCTCTTGGGGATCATCACCAATTTTTCTATTACAATCATGACACAACCAATCTCTTGCCAACCCATTTTCATGATGATGGTCTAAGCACCAGGTGCCAAGTTTTTTGCCCCCGCATCCTTGCGCCTCTCTTTCATTTCTTAGGCATCCAGGACATTGGTGATCCTTGGCAGGAGGTGGAGTGGTTGCTCGTAATGCTTTGCGCTCCTTTGATAATTTCCTGGCGCACTTTCGGCATTCAGGCCTCAGATATACGCCACCTGATGATGGACTAAAATCTCTTACAGGAAGATTTTTTTCACACTTACTACAGAGTTTCAGGGGATCATCATCTATCATGCCTGGAAGTGTACTCATACCTTTTTCCTAATAGGATTTTCCATTTAATACATTCCTAATCCTATAAATTTCATAATGAGACTCTAGAGAAATTCGCATTGCAGCATCAATTCAACGAGGCAAGCCATCATATTTATTTCCTGATCGGCAACAAACGCCGATTTATAGCCATAATCCGCCAGACACAAAACAGCCTGCGGAATCGATACTGGCTTCAAGAAGGTATACATTCCATCATACAGCTTGCGATAGAGGCTTGTGGGGTCAATTGGGTGGCTTCCCACCCACTTCCTGAGCGCACCGAAGTCTTTGGCCTTCATATACTGCACAACCTCGGTGAGTTCTACGTCTCCTAGATGGGCCAGTATGCCCACGTCAATCTTGCCGAATTGTGAATATCTTTGTAATTCATTGATAATCCTGCGAAAGTCTGGGAAGAACTTTTTGACAAATTCCACGACAACCTTCTGATCGTATTCCACTTTCTCAGTTTTGAGGATCATTTGCACCCGCGCATAGAATTCTGCGGCCATTTTCTGCTTCTCTCCGCTCTTGAGGGTGAAATCTATCACCGCACAGCGGGAATGAAGTGGATCGATAATACGGTGCTTGAAGTTGCATGTGAAGATGAACGAACAGTTACCTGTGATGAGTCCATTAGCTAAGGTGAATGAGTGAGTATTTGGTTCCTCCAAACAGAATACTTCGTCGGTTCCCCAATATTCTTTTGATCGAACAGAGGATATCTGTTCGGTATCTATGGTTACAATAAACAATTCCTTGCTGTTGGGGTATCCTCCCAATCCTTCTTTCCTTGAAGTCAGACCGGTGACTTTATAGCCAGCGTAGGCGGCATAGTCAATCAACCAATCAACGGCATCCTTTCTTATTGTACTGATTTGTTTTCGGTGTCTATGATCCTTATATCCATCAGCTAACCACCATCCATAGATGAATCCTTTGATATAAGATGGATCGTTCGTAAATGGGACTTCTTTGGAATATGGGAAATATCCCAATTGAAAAGTGGGATCACCATTAGCGGAAGGCGGATAGGTAGGCTCATACCCCTCATTTATAAGAAGATCGAACATTTCTCGTTGTACTCTGTCTTGTTTACAGAGTCGTATTGTTGAGTATACTCTTCCTTGTCTTGGAAGAATTGTTCCATGTTGATGGTTGTGATGACCGTATCCATCACCAAAAATAATACCATGTACAATACCCCTGGGGTCCATCATTTCGGAAGATGATCCATTTGCAAGTTTATCCCCAATTTTCAATGAATTGGTTTTTGTTCCATCTTCTAGAAACCAACTGTGGTTCTCTGTGGCAATAACTTCCTGATGAAAGTTCTTTGAGTTTGAATTGAATTTACCAAAACTATATCGGTATAACGGTTGAACTCCGTAAGAACGGATGAGCACCTTTCTCCACACCCCATCGATGGATTTTATCGTAACCTCTTTCCCTGCTAGTTTACCTATCTCTACTGGTCCGTATTCAAGCGTTAGAATTTTTGTATTTCGGTGTAGACAATTACTCGCAAACTCTTCCATCGCGTTACGCAACGCTGGTTGAGTTGAGGTGGGATTAAGATAATCAGCCTCGTCTATGATAATTACTTTACGACCACCGGCCAGGGACATTGAAGAGGCATAATTTTTGATCTTGGATCTGAACACGTCGATGCCCGATTCGTCTGATCCGTTAATCACCATGTAATCACAGCCGACTTCTTCACACATGGCTTTGGCAATTGTGGTCTTGCCCACTCCAGGCCCACCCGTGAGCAGAAGATTGGGGATCGCTTTTTGTTTCACATATTCGGCAAAGGGGAGTTTGAGTCGGTCTGGAAGAATACAATCTGCCACTGTGGCGGGTCGGTAGCGTTCAGTCCATAGTATATGCTTGAGCATCATTCACCTCATTATGTTTGGGAATCATAGTGTATTTAGAAGCCACAAAACCCGAAAATCATGGATAGATCTTCGGGTTTCGCAACATCTCTATAACGATTGAAACCTTACTTGGTCTTGGTTTCAGTGGCGATCCAGTATTGAAGTTTGCGCTCTTGATTTTGGAAATGTGCAGCACCCCCATTTGATAACGTCACGGCATAGGTGCCTGGGAGTAATTTCCAGTTTTCTGTTTTGAAGATAAATTCAAAATCTTCACCAATCCACGGTCCCACCGTTAATGTGTCGGTGTGTGCCGAATTGTCGTGAACGTCCAGTGTACGTAACGCCATTTGTCCCCCAGTGCCAATCAGGGCGATGTTGGGGCTACCGAGTATGCTGGCTGTTTTTAAGACCCAGGCTAGGTCTGGTTCAGTGAGGAGGAACGAGGCATCTTGACTGGGAAGCTCGATGTTCTTCTCTGGTGGGGTCTTCATCATCGATGAATCACAGCAACGATAG